AGCAGCCCCTAATGGAGGCATTGCAGCAACTTTTATCTTTAAAGATCTTGTTACATGCTCTTTTTGAGTAGCTGTATTTGGATCTTTAATATCATTTTCTGCTTCTTCATCTGAATTATATTCTTGATTTGTCTGTGTATTTCTCAATACTACTTCTGTTTCACATTTAACAACCGGTACTTTTTTACCATTTATGATTGTGTAATTTACTTCTGCTTCTTCTTTAAACGCCATATTATCTCCTATGATACTCCACTGTCAGCAATATAAACTCTACTAACTTCTAGTAAAGCTGCTGTTCCACTTATACCAGATGAATCAGTAGTTTCAATCCTTAACTCATCAGATTCTTCTAATACTACAGAGCCTTTTAATAGGTTACATATTGTAGGACCTGTTATCTCGGCATGAGCTATTAAATATTGTGTAGTTGCAGAACTATCATAAATATAGACTTTTACTGTCTTATTCCCACCAGTATTTGTTAATTGTATAGTTTGAAATATAGCTCTAGCTTCTGTTGGACAAGTAAATATTGTCTCTGGAAGACCTATAGATACCGGTGCATAGAATGCGTTTTTATATACGTTAGCCATTAGTTATCCTTTAAAACTCCTTCTCCAAATACATTCATTTCATATGTTCCTGACGCTGTTTTTAATTGAAATTGTATATCTTGTTTTTCACTATATTTAAATGGTACTCTTCTTTGAATATTCATGTTACTTAAAAATGTTGTTCTTGCTACAACATATATAGCACCTGTGCTGTATTGAACATAGTTTCTAAATAGCCCTGGTTTAGCTGCTGTACTATCATTAGAAAAAGCATCAATTCTATATAAATAAAAAGATTTTCCTGCAGGCACTGTAAATATACTTGCTTGGTTTTTACCAACACCCGTTAATATTTTTGCATAAGTTGTACCACCATTTGCAATAGTAATATCTCCTACATTTGCACCTGACGATTTTGTAAATATAGCATCATTAATTCTAAAAAACCCCGCTGTAGTTGTAGGTGGGGTTGCATTATTACAAGTTACTATTTCTGTAATCTCAGCGTAATTTATATCCAAACCTTTTATCAAAACCGTTCCACCATCATCTGATGCAGATGCAGAAGTTACAGTCATAGTTAATGCTGAACCTGGATAAGTATATGTTGTTGCATTTTCCCATAATGGAATAAATGTAGTTGTTGTTGATGCTTGCCAACCAAATATATTTCTAACTTCAGCTCCTGATACATTACCTTCAGAAACCATTTGTAAATAGTCGGGACAAGTAGAACAGTTTACGCTATTACAGGACACTAACAATCACCTCCACTATTTCCACCTTTGAACCAAGCATATCTTTCATTGTCTTCTTTTAAATCTTGTAAGTAAGTAGAATTTAATTGTTCTACTATACCTTGAATTGCTCTGTTAATTTGTTTTTGGTTAGATACATCATATTCTTTTTTAGGTTCTGGTAATCTTACATTAATTTTTGTCATTATCTTCTTCCATCCGGTTGTATATCTAATCTCATTGTTCCAAATCTCCAAGACTCAGAACTAGAATCATTTTCTATTTTTATATTAACAAATCTTCCTCTAGCTCTTGTATCTTTTTTATTTGTTGAAGTTGTAATTGTAAAAGGACTCAATGAAGTAACTGTATCAGATTGTTGTGGATATCTTTTTACAGCTAAAGTTACTTTTGCACTTCCTTGTAAATCTTTAAAGTCAGGTACAAATCTTCTAACTGCTAAAAATACTTCTCCAGCTGTTCCTTCTGCTTGTAGATCGAAGTCATAAGATTTAACAAAAGAAGTAACTGTTGTTGTACTACCGTCAGGATTTACTTGATCAGTTCCTACTTCATGTTCAAATAAAACTGTTTGACCTAAACCACTTTCTCCAACAATTACTGGGAAAGTTCCGGTATCTGAACTATTAAATTTAGTTGCAAAAGGTTTTGGATATACACTAGCATCAATCCAAGTTGTTCTAGCTTCGGTGCCAATATACCAAACACCTTCCGGTATTTGTTTTCCTGATCCTTCTCCATAATTATATATAACATATTGATCATTATATTCAGAATTAGTAGAAGGATAATACCAAGTTACTTCAGTAAATTGATTGTTTAATCCTGCATAAATTTGTTGACCTTTTGTAGTATCTGCTTGATCATAAACATAGTCTTCAACACTACAGGACATTGATTTAACTGTACCATCATACATAAAGAAACCATTATTTGACATCCAAAAAGCAACACCATCTATTTCAACAGCTGCATTTTTACCAATTAATCCACAGTTTGTACCTACTTGTTCAAAACCAAATGTAAAAGGTGAACCAACAAATTTCATTGTATACAATGCATTATCCGTCCAAATTAAAATAACTTCTTTAGCTTTTAATGAACCAATAATTTTAGTTCCATCTTGTAATCTTTGTGTACCTGCTGTGTTTATAGCAGTTGGAGCATATAAGTTAATATTTTCTTGATCTGAAAATCTTATAAACATATCATCTTGAGTAGATGTATCACCAATAGTTGTTTCAGTTCCTAAGTGAATTAAGTGTCTAGTTGTAGGTGAAACAAGTGTAACTCTACTTGCAGTTGGATTATTTGTGGTTTCAAATCCCGCTGTAGTCGTTGATGCTCTTGTTGTTAGCCTTGAAGCATCTCCTGAATTCCATGTAAATGTTTTACCATTTGCAATAGTTGCAATTAAAACTTGACCAAAATTACTTAAAGACCAAAGACCTGGTTCAAGTGATACATCGTTTGCAGACGAAGCATCTCCCCATCCACCTGTACCCCAAGTATCTGTTCCCCAACCATAACCATAAGATTGTGCAGCGGGTCCTACTTGTTCGTAAGGTTTCACATCAATACTTCCGCCTGTTGCAACTGTTCCTGTTGCAGCTGTGCTTTGTGTGATTGTAAATACCGTTGCAGATGTAATACCTGTTACTTGAAATAATTTATCTTCAAAATCAGAATCCGCATATCCAGTTCCTCCTGGTAAAGTTACATTATCAAGTAATACAATATCTCCTGTAGATAAATTGTGATTAGATCCTGTTGTAATAGAACAAATTGCTGAAGTATCTGTTGTTGCAATTGTTGCAGAACTTAAAGTAGCTTTTAATGGTGTAATGTCATAAAGCTGACCTTCAAAATAAATAAGTAAAAATTTATCTGTTCCAATAGCAACATATCTATTTCCATCTAAATCAACAAACGCAAATTCACGTCTTGCAACACCTACAATTGTATCTGTAACTAATGATGCCCAACCACCAACTTTTTCTGGAAGTCCATATCTAAATCTTACATTATCAGAATCAACCCAACGCTGTTCTGCACCAGCTGTTGTATCTTGTTTGTCTATTCCGGGTAAGACTTTAAAATCAATTAGAGCCATCTGTTAGCTCCTATATGTTATCTTTATATGCCCAGCCTCTTGTTGCATTAACATAAACTAATGTAAATGCTGCTGTATTTACAGATATAATTAAATCAGCTGCTACACCTAAAATATTAGAACTGTTTCTACCGATTGTTAAATTATTAGATGCTAGGTTATTACCACTATCTATAAAATGTACTTCATCACCTATTGCAGGGGATGCTGGTAAATTAATTGTAACAGGCGCACCAATACCACTTCCAGAAGTATCTACTAAAACTTGATCACCATTGACTGCTGTGTATGTTGCTCCTGGTGTAACATATCCTTTATTTCTAATACCTAAATTAATATTTGTGCCATCAGAATAAACTAAATTAGTTGAAGCTACTGGTAAAGTAACACCAGTTCCTGATACTGTTTTAACTGTTAAAGTAAAAAGAGAAGAAGATCTATCTGTTGCATCTTCTACTACAAAAACTCTTTCAGCAGAATCTGGCATAGTTACCGTTCTATTCGCTGTTAAAGTTCCGGTTAATTTAAAATAAAAATTTTTACCATTTGATACTGCACCATTAGATAATGCTAACGCAACATCTGCTGATGCTACATCTACTGCAATATATCCTGAAACAGCTTGTTCTAATTGTTGTAAATTAGTATTAGTAATGGTACCCCAAGTACCTGATTTTTCACCAGTTGTAATTAGTTCTAATTTTAAATCACTCGAATACGTACTAGCCATTTATTCTCCTTATGGGTTATCTGGATCTATTGGAATCCAAATACCAGTTGCACCTGGAATTATTGGGTTCCATGATATCACATCTACCGTGTCTGTTGCAAGGTTTATTTGATTACCATTTACAGGAACAGTTGTAACTAATCCAATAGTTGTATTACCTA